GGAAGCATTAACTCTTTTCTTTTACCAGTCTTAAGATCTTTTACGCAAGCCTCAAGTTGTTTAGCAGCCTCGATAATCCCCATAGATTCAGAAAAACTCCATTTAGCGTAGTTTGTAATGAAATCGTGAAGACCCTCAGCTGAAGCTAATTGACCTTCTACAAGATATTGTTTGTTTTCAAGCTCAGCACGAAAATCAATCAATTTCTTTTCAAGATCAGCAGCTAGTTTTTGACGCATTTCTAATTTACCGTCTACGTCAACCGGTGTTTTTTCAATTGTAAGTTTTGCAGTTTTTGATGTCATATTATTTGTTTTTCTTAGTTTATATATCCGTGTGTTTAAAATAGTCCAATGAACCAGTTAAATCCTTTTATTAATAGATGCCAAATTGGAGAATGAAAAATGGTAATAAGAATAATGAATACCGTATTAATGAATAGTCTCCATGCTGTTATGTATTCGAAAAGTTGATAGTAAACAACAAGATAAGAATCAGTATCAGGAATCTTTTCTCCTGATACTCCAATTACCTCGCTTAATCCAATAGAATCAATATATTTGTGGCAAGGAATCATTTTTTCACCCATTTTAATCTCTAACATTTTTGGATCATCTCCTTTATCTTGTGGGTCAGGATTAAATACTGTGTAAATGCGATAAATGTAATCTGTTCTTAGATTAAATCTTTCCCAATCCGCGGTTCCTCTGTTTTTGTGAACTATGCTTCTAATATAAAAGAAGTTTCTTATATCACTGAAGAAGTTTTTTAGTTTTTTAAATCTAAACATATTTAGTTAGTTTCTTGATTGTATAGTTTAACCAATTCAGGTTCTTTCTTTAAAAGGCTAACCCGAACCAATTCCCGAGCCTTACGAATACGAGTACGAACAGTATTATGTTTCCAACCCAGTTCTTCGGCAATCTCTTCGTATTTTTTCTTGTCAATTTCTCTTAATGATAAAACGGTACGGTAGATTTCTGGAAGATTATTAATTTCAGCAACGGCAAGATCATGTAAAACATCGATTGGATCATCTTCATCAGTTAAAAAAGCAGCTGAATCAACAGTTGATGATTTTGCTTCCATGTTAATTCCCATTTCTTCCATACCTTCATAGGAATAAGTTCTTTTCTTACTACGGAAAAACAGTAATGCTTCATTACGAGCAATACGGTAAACCCAAGTACTAAAATTCCAATACGGATCGTATTGGTGTATTTTTGCCCAAACCTTTGCGAATGTAGTTGCAATAACTTCATTACGATCATCTTGCTTTGGGACGAGCTCTCTAAGATAATATGAGATGCTTGGTTTTAAGCGATAATAAATTACGGTAAAATCTCTTTCGGTACGAGTTTCAAAAAACTTCATACCCATTTCTTGTAATGACATAGGCTTTTCTTGAGGATTCTTTTTAGTTACTTTAAGTAATGGCATAAGGTTTCTTTAAGGGATAATTGTTTGTTATTTAATTATAATACAAAATTAACCAAATAAATCCACAATAGCAAATTTATTTGTCAAAAGTTATTAACAACTTTTATTTTTCTTTTGTTTTACTATATCAGGATAATTAAGAATTAGTTCTTCAACATCGCCATGCAAAATACCTAATTCTTTAAACATTGATAAATGATTAGTTTCTCGGTATTCGTTTATCCAATAAACGTAACGAAAACCAGCATTTGCTAATACTTTGGAACATACATTACAAGGGGAATGAGTAAGAATAATAATATAGTCTTCGGGGTTATGTTCCCTAAACTTTGCTATCATATTTACTTCAGCATGTATAAAACCTGAATGACCAGGTTCAAGACTTTCTTCTTCTGTCCCAGTATCTAAATTTGCCGCGGCGCCTGGATAACTACCGTTATAACCAAAAGAGGCTATCTTTTGAAATTGCCAATGTAAAGAAATTGCACCAACTTTTAATTTAGATGCGGTAGATAACTCTGAGATCTCTTTAAGAACAGTTACAAAGGTTTTAACTTTTTGCCTAACGCGGCTGGTCATTATTTAGATTTTTTAGCAGGTTTTTCAGAAGTAGTTTCAGGCGCAGATTCGGGAACAGGCATAACCTCCTCTTTTTGAACAAGCACAGGAATAAGATTAAACAATTCAGATACTTCAGAATAAGGAAGTTCTCCTAAGAATTGTACAAGTTGGTTTAATTCAGCTTCGGTGAAAGTATTGCCTTCACGATTAATTAAATTCATGTAAGGGAATACAGCTGTAAATTTCTTGGTATTTAAGATATCAGTTACACGAGTTTTGAAATCTGGGGATACGATAAAGTTTTGCATAATGTGTTTCTATTTGTTTATTTAGTTTATATATTATTCTATGTATATAGTTCTTAATTTTAGGAAAAAAGATCTAACAAAATTTCAAATTTATCAGAGATTTTATAATCCAAAGCAATGTCCCAGTCTGCTGCAGCTTCATAATCAGCAAAGTCTTTTTCATCAGCAGCATATCTTCTTTTTACTTCAGCCGGATCATCACCTCGGTAAATTGCTCTTTTCATTCTTTCATCAGCAGGCGTGTTCATATAAATGATTAACAATTCGTTACGATTAACTTTCTTTAATAGATGTTTTAGCCCTCTTGGTGTTAATATGAGCAAATTGCATTCTGCATATCTTTCTTTTGTTAAACCATAGAACCATGAATTAAACTCATCATATTCGATGAACTTGTCTTGTTCTATCATTTCTCTAAATTTTTCTAGAGTAACAAAATCGTAATGAATACCGTCTTCTTCTATTGGACGGATTGTTCTTGATGTGCAAGAGAGTGCAGAACGAAAACCTTTTTTATTTAAAATAAGAGAAAGCTCAGTTTTTCCCGAGCAAGATTTTCCAACTAATACTATTTTTCTATTCATTATTTTCTATTTGCAAAGATACCTATAATGGCAAAGTAAATAATTAGTGTTTCTAAAAGATTAAACGGTGTAGTACCCGCTTTTGTTAAAACTAACCACTGGGCACCATAAAATGCAAAGTATCTTGCAACAAAATATAAAAGAAAAGCTAAAGCAGAAGAGCCGTCAGTTTCAACACTTTCGGATTCGGTTTTTTCTTGTTGAATCCGTTTACGTAAGAACTCTGTTTTTTGTTTGTCAATCATCGGTAATTATTTTAAATTATATTCCGTTGATATAATAGAGTTCTTATGTATTCTATATTAATTAGAAGACATCTGATGTTAAAACAAAAAATGTATGGATATATTCCATACATTTATTTAAGAGTTCGTAGATATGTCTTTTAATTACTCGTCTTCTGGAGTTTGCCCGCTATTCTTTGGTATTTCATGATTACTACTTGCAATTCGAGGTTGAAAGAATTTCTTTTGATTATCAAAAGCTTTCTTGAACATGTAGAAACCTTTATCACCAGGTGCTGGTTTTACTAAGTATTTAGGCGGTGCGTACGAGTCAGTATTACCGTCTTTTTCAAATTGCTCGAAATTTGGAGTCGTCTTAATTTTCTTTGACATTGGTTTTTGCTTCTTTTCTTTCGGTTGCTGAAATATCTCTTGCTGATACCAAATCAGCTTTCTTTTTTACAAGATCATTTCTTTCAATATCCAACTTAATAAGTTTAGATTCAATTTCCAGAATCTGCGCTTCATAATCATCTTTGTTACGAATCGCTTCTTTGCGAGCTTTAACTACATCAGCAAGCTGTGCTATTAAAGCAGCGTTTTCCGGTTTATCAGATTCTTTTTTAATATTAATGGAATCTTCTTCAACTTTTCTGTTATATTTTTGCGATTCCCAATCAGCAAATTTTGTAATTTTTCCCATGATTTATATATCTAGCCTCTCCATTCTTTATTATTAATGTAAATAGCATCTACTTTAATAATTTTGCCACTTGGAGTATTTTGTGGAAGTTGTGATTGCGTATTATTTCCTGCGGTTGTATTAGCACCACTTGGAATTGTATTTGGTTTGCTTGGTGTTGTAGGGCTGCCTGGGGTCGTAGAGCCGCCTGGTGTTGTAGGACCAGCATTTGTTTTATTAAGTTGGTTTTGTGCAAGAGCCTGTTCTTTTAATGCTTGTGTAATTTCCTTTAATTTAGCAGTATCTACACTTGACATGGTTTTTAATGAATCAGCGTATGACTTAAGGTTATCAGCATTGTCCTTACCAAAAGTTTCCCACACTTTAACAAAGACTCCCATATCTTTAGCAAACTGTCCAAAGTTTTTTGTGAATTTTTCAAAAGGCGTGTTAATCTTTGTCATTCCTTCTGTAATTGACGCAAATCTTTTGTATAATGTAACTTTACTATTGTCCATCTTATCAAAAGATTTGCCCATTGCTGCTAATGAACTTGCAAGACCGGTTAACACAACATCAATGTTTTTTTCTTTAGGGGATTCAGCGATGTTCTTTGTAATTTCAAGATATGATTTAGAAACATTTAAGATGTCTGCCATAGCAGATGACATCGTTGGTAAAAATTCTATAGCAGTATCTATTTCATCTTCATACTTATCAATATATCTACCTAAAGAAACAAACATTTGTGGGAATGAATATAGCAGTTTCTTAGCATTTTCAATTGCTATCGGAATAGCTTCAGCAAAATTAATTGTTCCTTTTGCTACAAGTTTTGCATTTTTAGTTCCAGGATTAATAACTTCATTTATAGTTGCTTGCCCGCTTGCAAGTTTAAGAACCATATCAGCCATTTTAGCAATAGGATCAACTATCTTACCGGTTGCTTCTATGCCAGCCTCAAGAGCACTATCGCCAAATAAAGAGCTGCCGTTTTTAAACTCCCTACCAAAGTCAGTTAGCGGCGCAGTTAATGCAGTAAGTATTTCTTTAACATTATTTGCGGCTGTGATAAAATCATCTGGTGTTAATTTGCGAGGGGTTCCTGTAGGAACAAGTTTGCCATCCTTAACTGCATATTCTACAATATTAAGGCTTACCATGTCAGAAACACCTTTAGCAATACCTGAAATTGCATTACCTACTTTAGCAGCCGCTTCTATACCTTTTACTACATACCCATCTCCCCAGTATATGCCTTCACCTTTTGCAGATTCTCGCCCAAAGTTTGAAAGAGGAATCATTAAAGTTTCTAAAATGAACCTGGTATTAATACCAGCTAATATAAAATCAGCTGGTGTTAGTTTACGAACACTCTTAGGTACAAGTTTTCCATTTCTAACTTCATAATCAACAACATTAAGGCTTGCCATATCAGCAACTCCTTTAGCAATACCTGAAATTGCATTACCTATATCACCAGCAGCGCGAATACCTTTTTGCAGGTAGCCTGCTCCTATAGTAAATGGACCAAATCCGGTTTCACCCATAGTTGACCACATACCAAACTCGGTAAGTGGCTGAGCAAGTGCGTTTAGAATTGCTGCTGTATTTGTGCCAACAGCTTGAATATCTTCATTAGTTAATCTTACTTCTCGTTTTGGTACAAGTTTACCTGTTTTCTCATCATATTCCATTTCGGTAAATGATAGAGTTGCCATTGCTTTAACACCAGAAGCAAGAGAAGCAAGAGCAGTTCCAATTTTACCAATAAGAGGAATCGCTGCCATGATCTTTAATAATCCCATGATACCTACGCCGTCAAGCGCGTGGGCAAAACCTTGAATTACACTTTGTATAGCATATTTTAATGATTCCCCGTCTTCTTCCTGCCAGCCTATAGATTTAAATGTAGCAAGAGAAGGAGTAAGAGATAAAAGTGAAAGCGCAGCTAATGTTAACGCAACCGATCCAAGAGCAACAAGTGGTGATATTAATCCAACTGCTGCTGTTGAAGAACCTATAGTAAGAATAGCAAAACCAAGATTAGTTGCTTTTTCTTGTGTAAACTCTGCTTTTGATATTATGTATAAAGCGCCGGCCATAATAATCATGGCACCAGCAAGAGCTAATACTACAAGAGCGCCTGCTGATACAAGTTTTAATGGTGTGTCAAGAGTTCCAAGAATATATGCAGCTAAGCCTAAAACTGTTATTGAAGCGGCAACTGCGCCAATCTTGATAAACAAATCAGGGCCAGCACCGGGTATTGCACCAAGAATACCAAGTGCTAATGAAAATCCAATCATTGGTGCAATTAACTTGTTTAATACGCTAGCACCTGTGGTTATATTACCTTTTTTATCTAATTCACCAAGTTTAGCTGCAGCAAACCCAACCAAAAACATTGATATAGAAACGGCAACTGCGCCTAATAAAACTTGTTTTGGTAAGAATCCTGCAACAAGTAAAGCAAGTGTAAACGGTATGATTCTTCTAGATACTGTGTCAAGAGCATTTGCTCCTCTTTCCATCTCTGGGAATTCTTTACTAAGTAAACCAAATACCAATAACATGGCACCGGCTGCAAGTATAAACACTAATGCACCAAGTGCAAATGTTGCCGCAAAGAATCCAATGCCAATCATTGCAATAGCAAACTTAAGAGAGCCTTTAAACATTATATCCAATGCTTCCGCACCAGTCATAACAGAAGGGACCGCTTTTGATAATAAACCGAATGTGATTAACATAGCAGAAGCAGCAAGAATGAATACCAAAGTACCCATAGCAAACGGTACTGCTAAGAATCCGATACCAACCATTACTAAGGCAAATAAAGCTGCACCTTTTGCCAGTTCAAAAATTGCATTTAAACCTGTAGTAACTATTTCGGTTTCTGTTAGTTTACCAAATACCAGTAGCATAGCGGAAACCGCCAGAATGAATACCAAAGTACCCATAGCAAACGGTACTGCTAAGAATCCGATACCAACCATTACTAAGGCAAATAAAGCTGCACCCTTAGCAAGATCTAATATGGCATTAACACCTTCAATTGCTTCTTTATCTGCGGAAACTTTTGATAAAATATTTGATAAGATTAAAACAGTGGTTCCAAATAAGGTAGCACCAATAATGGCAGGAATACCTATAATAATATAAGCAGCCATTGCAAGTCCAAAAAGTAGAGCACCTTTTGCACTATCGAGAATCATCTTAATTGATTCTTGCGAATCTTCATCCATGCCTTTAACACCTTTAAGAATGCCAAAAAGTATTCTTAAAGTTGTACCAAAGAAAACTGCACCAATCATTGCTGGTATTCCATAAAGAATAGACATAGCCATTTCTTTCATGAATCCCGCAGAACCTTTTACTAATGCATCAAGATTTTCATTTAGCTGTTTTACTTTGTCAGCATCTAATCCATTTTTAACAGCTTCTTGAACTGCGTTAGACATCTTTATGATAAAGGAGGCAAGTTTATCTCCTGCCTTTGGACTCATGCCATCTACCTCTTTAATTAGAGTAGCCAATGAAGACGACAATCCGCCAATGACAGCGGCATCTTTAGAGAGCGAATCTCCTCCACCACCGCCTTTAGCGAATCCCGTTTCTGTTTTAGCGTTTTCCCCTTTGCCTTTTTTACCACCGGATAAGTGGCTTTCTATCTTAGCGGCTAAGGATACTAACTGCGCAAGTTTTTCATTGGCCTGATTGGCTACTGACATTTATGTTCTAAATCTTTTTGTATATATCATGCTGCCTTATATCTTAAAGTTAGGCATAGATGGCATGTTAAAACTTGGCAAAGAAGTAGAACTTGGCATGTTAAAACTTGGTAAAGATTGTTGAGCACCACGCATTATTGAATTTGCCTGGCCCATCATTCCTGACTGGTCATATTGCTCTTCATCTTTCTTACGTTTTCCTTCTTGTTCTTCATTAAAGTTTTTTAAGTTTTCCATTAAAATCTCTGCTCGATAAAATTCCATCTTATCGAGCTCGGATGGTTGTAACTTTAATACTTTAAGAAGAATAAATTCAACCTCAAACCAATTCGTCAAAGATATCTGAAATAAGGAAAAGAGATTTGACCCCTCCTTGAAAGTTTAGCGGGGTACGCCCTTCGCCTCCTCCCGATGACTGATATCTAACAGCTGGACTAATTGAAGAAGAAAGCAATTCAACTAGTTTGTCCATTACGGATATCTTTTGTAAGCTCCAAGTGAATGATTCTTGTACAGATTTATCATACGTTGCCTGATTTAACATTTTCCAATCACTGAATAAAAACGGTGCATATTTAATAAATGTTTTATCAAAGTTTTGATTTGCTTGCTGTTTATTCTTGATATAGTTCTTGATAAATGCCATAATTCCAAGAGAAGGTAAATAGATTTTAAACTTTTCACCGTTTTTCATTTGAATATTAAAACATTGATCTTCTTGTTTAAAATACTTCATTAACTTTTCATCAGGATTAAAGTAATCCAATGAATCTTTAGTTACTTCAATTTTTTGCTCCGCACCATCATCATCGGATACTGTAACAAAAAGTTTGTTTTCACCATTTTTAAAAGTGTAATCACGAATAGCAAAAATTAGATAAAAACGATCAATCTCTTTAAGATCTTTAAAAGTACCGGGTTTTCCAGGAACTTTAATACGGCAGCATTTCTCAATAATAAAATTAAGCATGTCATCTAATCCTAATAAGTCATTCTCATCAATTGTTGACCAGTGACGAATTTCAGATACCGTAGCTGCACGAATAGCAACTTGTGTTCCAGGAGTATAGAAAAATCCTTGTGAAGGTAAAGAATCCATAGGAACGTTTTTCCACCCAATTTCAGCTGCAAGAATATCGTCCTCGGTTTCATAGTTAGTAAATTTTTGAGCTTTACCTAATGAAACAGGTTTAACCTCTTCTACTTCGGTAACAGAAGATTCGCTCTGTTCTTCTTGTTGGATTAGAAGTTGCGCTTCTTTCTCCATTTGTTCTTTAAGATTTTTGTTATCTTCCATATAATTCTATTTTTGTTAGATTTAATTATATATCACAGGTGCCTGATGGTTCTTAATTTTTAACACAAAAAAGAGGGATCCATAAGATCCCTCCTAAATAATAATAATTTAAGTAGTTTAGTATTAAAGAATAGTTTCTTCAAAGTAATCAGCCCGAAGAGTGAATCCGCTGATACGATAGATTTCGTTAACCGTGAAGTCAGATTCAATCGGTGTGATTGGGGTTGTAGGGAATACAACCGGTGCTTTAACCTGGCGGAAGATATCACCAGCTTTATTAAAGTAATTGATAATAAGAGGTCCTCCAGAGTAGTCTTTCTTAAGACCCATACGTCCAGTAAGCGGATCATAAATAAGATCGCACCACTTACGAAGAGCTTTATATACATAAGCTGAGTTACTATCATCAAGGTTTACCTCAAAGTCAAGCGTGATGTTGATTGAAGTATCCTCAACAATGCCACCCGCAAAAGAACGGGTTGCACTCTTATACTTTTGTATTACTGGTGAAGGTTGTTTGTTTACTTCAATACCACCAACTTTAATTACGTTTTCCATTACTAGAGTCCATCCAGTAACAGCCGCGGGCGGTGTAAGAAGAATTTCGAACTGTGCATTATACACTGGTTCAAACTTTTGCATTGCCGCCTTCGAGTTCCTATAATGTGGAAGTCCTGCCATTGTTTATGTTGTTTATTTTTCTTTATTTATCATTTATCTTAAGCCGCTGAGAAACCGCCTGAGCTGATTGTACCGGTTTTAAGAATTGTGATTCTGTTAATGAATTTTTGAATACCACGAGATGGCTCGATTGCTATGTCGATTATACCAAAGTTTTGGTCGATTATAGCAGGAGTATTATTTGTATCATCCATGATAACCGCGTAGTCGTATACACCACCAGCATTTCTAACTGTATCTAGGTAAGTTTCTACGATTGAGCGAATCTCCAAACGAGTTGTAGCATCGTTGAACTCAAACAAGTAGTTTTGTAAGATTTCTTCAACAGATTCTTCAACAGTAATAAGTAGATCTCTAACGTGTAAGTTATTGAATGCTGATAAAGTTCTTTGGTAAGCAGTTTGGTTAGCAAATACCATCGGTCCAACATTCTTAACAGTAACGATAGGGTTGATTCCAATTGGTTCAAGATTCTCTCTGTCAGCTAGTAAGTAATCGTATTCCATTTTTACAAATTTTGGATTAGAGATTACACCACGACGAGGTCCAGCAACGATTGCAAATGGTTCACCGTTTATGAATTTACGGATGAAGTTATTTGAAACGTCTGCGGCAGGAGGTATACTGATGTTTTTGTTGTTTTCACGGATAATAACGTTTGGTGAGAATACTCCAATAAATTTAGCGCCTTGATCTTCATCAGGTAATCCCCAGATATAAGACGGTCCTAATGAAAGGTTGCCACCTTCTGCAATATATGCAGTATTTAATACTGGTTTTGGATTTCCCGCAGCCGGATCAGGTAAATCAGTAAATCTAGGGTCAGTTGCATCCTGGAATTCAGCAATAGAAGGAGCATTAAGAAGAGCCAAGCATTTTTGACGGTTCTTAGCTAAGCGGCTCAAGTATTGTTTTGGTCCCATGCGAGGCTCAAGTCCACCATTGAAAGTATCAATAATATAACGGAAGCTAATCACATCTTTGTCAGCAAGTGTTTTAGATAAGTTAGTATTCTCAAGAACTCCGTAGATTTTTTCAAGTTGAGTAGGAGTGCCAGGTAAGTGGAAGTCTGTCAATTTGAATCCAGAGAATTTAGTAAATTGGTAACGATCACAGAATTTTTGGATTGGCGCAAATTTAGTAACAAAAGAAATACCGGCAGTAATTGTAATTTGAGGCGTTTCAAGAACAGTGTACTCGAAAAAAGGTAAACCGGTTGCAGGATCAAGTTTTTTGATCTTAGCAGTTACTCTTACAAGAATTGGATTATTGATATCATTGTTTACAACGTAATCACCAATTTCAAGTTTAGCAGCGTTAGTAGAAGAAAGTTTAAATTTCTTACCGCCACCGAAAATACCAGGAGCTTCGATTGCAATGTTTTCGCTGATATCTTTAGCCAATGAAGAATAGATTGCTACATCATTAGTAGTAGCAGATCCGTCTGTGTAAATAGTTGATCCAATGTATGTATAGTTTACATCAGCAAAATTAGTATCTGCTGCGGTTAATAAAGCAGATGTTGTATATTGTTGAACTTTTCCGCCAGATAAACCATAACAGATTTTAGTATAAGAATCTTTATCACGATTCCAAAGGTCAGTTATATTCAAGTAATTGTATTCAGAAGAACCTGAACCATATTTAATACGATCTCCGTCAATTACAAGATTACCTGCGATGTTTTTAGCAAGAGCTGAACCAGGGTAAGCTTCATAAAGGGCAAGAGATGCAATAGTTGCAGATCCTGCAGTTGCTGTAAGGTTGAATGAACCAAGAGCAGTAGTTGCAGATACACTTGATACTTCTCCGTAGAATATTTGTCCACCTGGTAAAGTTACTTTAATTACATCACCAGCAGTTTCGTTATCAAAAGCATTTTGTGTATAAGTAGTACCTGAACCAACGATACGAACATCTCCAATGTTATTGTTTATGTCATAAGGAAGGTTAGTAGCATCTCCTAAGATATACCAAGTACCAGAGATTGCAGCAGCAGAAGTTATATTGTATAGAGAAACTTCATTATCATCACCTGCAGTTTCTACTTGACCAAGTCCTTCGATTTTAGAATAGATAGTGCTTGGAGCAGCAACGTAACCAAAACCATCGCCTAAACCTAAAGTAGTGTCAGGCACAAGATATTGAGCAGCAGCTTCATCGATGTCGAATATGGTTACTACAAGATCAGATGGTTGTAAGTAAGAAGCAAATTCATCAGCAGGGAACCCTTCTACACAGTATTTACTTAAGTACCAAGGAGCGGCTGCTGTTAAACTAGAGTTAAGAACAGTTATAGTAGTAGTTGAAGTACCAACAGAAACTGTATCAATCTCAAAGTATTTAGCGTAGCCAGGAGCTTGGATTAACAAGATATCTCCAGGGCTAACAGAAGCACCTGTTGAAACAGTAGCTACTGTAAATGTAATGTTAGTAGCAGGAGCACCACCTACAAGAGCAAGAGGTATTGTTAATGCGTCAGCAACAGTATAACCAGCGCCACCAGTTGCCACAGCAACAGAACGAGTACCGTTATTACTATATGTAACATTAAATTTAGCACCGTTTCCTGAACCGCCTGTAGCAGATAGATTTGAATAAGTTACCGGAACTAAAGTAGCAGGCGAGAATGTAATATCATTAGTTGTTGCAGCACCACCTACAAGGTTACCAGCAATAGTAACAGTTTGAGATGTTGTATATTTAGTACCAGCTCCAACAAGTGTAACTGTGCGAGCACCAGCCGCGGTATAAACCACGGTAAATGTAGCGCCTGTACCAGCACCTGATGAAGTTGAAGCAACTGCAGTATAAGTTTCTGGAACGAATGTAGCAGGAGATATTGTCAATGCTCCTGAACCACCAATTGATGTTGTATTAATTGTAATAACTTCACTAACTACATAATCTGAACCCGCAGCACCAAGACCAGGGGCAGCAGAGATTACGCCACCAGCGGTTACTACAACAGTAAAGGTAGCACCCGTACCAGAACCAGTGGTTGATGCCTGAGGAAGGGTGTAAGAACCTGGTGTTGCTCCAGCAATTGTATTAGTTACAGCTGCAGTTAATGTAGCAATAGCTTGACCAGGTAAAGTTTGAGTTGTTGAACCAATAGTTGCAATAACTTGCCCAAATGGTGTTGTTTGTGTAGTAGCACTAATTGTAAGAATTGAATCACCCGAGCCAGTTGGGTTATCAATTACAATAGTATCAGCAGCTGAAGGTATTGTATTAGCAACAGTTTTTAGAATATAATTAGATTCTGCATAATCAAGAGCAGTGTTTTCATAAGTAGCATCTGCGTGTGCAGGTGAACTTAATTGAATTTCAAGAGATGATCCTGTATCAATTACATTTGAAACTTTAACAAAATCGTTTGGAATAGCACTATCATTAATAGTGTCAGTACCAAGTGTTTTAATAAGAGAGTTAGTTGTTAAAGTAGCAGCTAATGCATCGTACATAGCAACTGTAAATGTTGTATCTGAAGGGTAAGGTTTTGGAACAACAAGAACGTTGTTAAAATTACCTTTAGTTCCACCAAAAGGATATGATTTTACATAAACGATTGGTGATACTGCAGTATCGGTATTCTGAACAGTTGGATCAAATCCACCAGTTGTAGTTGGTAAAGTACCAGTGTATGATAAGATAGATTTAATTGGTGTGTTATATGATAAAAAATCAATAATATCATCAGTAGTGTTGATTAAGCTGTTACCAACCATATCAACTTTATATGTTGAATTTTCGTAATCATCAAAGGCATCTTTATTCAAATCACAGAAGATACCAGTTAATGCAACCGCAGAATTAAGGATTACATTGATTGATTGGTTAGCACCGTTGTTATCAATGAAATCAGGAATGATAGTTCCTGTGAAAGAACCTGTTAATGTAATTCCATCAAGTCCTAAGAACTCAAAGAACTTATCAACTTTAGCACCACGAAGGTCAAAGTATTTAGAATACAATGGATCTTGTGAAAGAAGTTGTAAGTTAGTCCAGTCTCCTCTAACAACGTAAACATCTACAAAGTAATCAGACAAGAAATCATTTGGTTGAATAAACGCCGGAACGTTTCCTCTTCCATAATAATCATCTGCTGTAACATTATATAATGCAGCATTATCAGACTTGCGAATGATTATGCTTTGTACTTCTTGCCCGAGGTTTACAAAGTTAAACAATCTACCGCGGTTAGCCGGTTTGCTATCAACAGTAGCTTGTAGATATTCTTCGTCTGGGAACCAGAAGCGTTCTTTATTATAGAACGACGATAGTAACGCTCTAGTTAAACTACCGTTTGATTCGTTTGCAGCAAGTGCAAAAGAACGGTAATCTACAGCGTCTCCGCCTTCATTTACTGGAGTATCATTTAACGGTAAAAGATTTAAACCGAATACTGGTGCTGTCTGTAAACAAGTTTCAAGAGCTCGGTGAAAAAATGAGCCTCTCTTTTCAAGGAAAGAATCAATAGATCCAAATACTTTACGTGATGTAGCAACATCGCGTAGGAATACTGGTCCATTAAAAGGTCCTTTACGAGAGAAACCTACAACAAGACGGATAGTCTGTGTAGATACAACGATTCTTTCTGAAGCGTCAAACTCGATTGTGTAGACACCAGATGCCTTAAACCTGTTAAGATCAAGTGTGATTTTGGCCATTCTGCTTTTTAGTTATTTTTTCTTTGATTGTCTTTTTATTCAATCCGTAGTATATATCTTGTTGAATCCATCAGATTTTTTAAGATACTACTTACTTTTTGTATTTAAAAAAGTTTTGCGGTTGTTGATAGGCTGGTTCATCGTATTCCTTAATCATTTTAATTGCTGATAAGAATTCGTCTTCAACTTTGTCTCCTCGAGCCATTCTAGTCTCAACTGCTAATTTATATATTTCCGAAGAAGTATCATAAATTTCTTCTACCATTTCATAGAAATCTGCTGACTCAAATAAAGCAACAAGATTTACGCAAGTCATTGCAACATCATCATGTGCTAATTGAGATTCATATCTACCAACCGAATTAATACCAAATGAACTTAATTCATCAAATGTTCTTGTTTCATTTAATACTAACTTTTTATCTCTAACCAAAGTTCTTAATTCTCGGCAATAAGTTTCACGATTATCTTTTTGAATTTTAACACCCAGTTTTAAAGTATCGTTTGCTATTGATTGTTTTGTGTATAAAAAAATTTCTGGATAAAATTCTCTATTCTTCGATAGTTTTTCAAATACTATATTTCCTTTAAAGTTAATTTCCAATACAACTTTACATTTGTCGTAATTAAATAATTCAAATGTCAATATTTCCAATACCTTAGACATTTCTTCGACTGAATGTACATTTGATCTAAAGATACCTACTTGGTTTAATCTAAAGAAGCTGGTTTCATCGATAAAATCTCTAGTTTTTCTAACACTTGCTATGGATTGTGGTGTTAACTGAAATATGTTTATTACCGAGAAGTCACGACCAACCCCATCACCAATATCAACAGCAAGAACAAATGATTGCTCTAAATTATATGGATCTCCTGGATCAAATGTTGGTAACCACTTTAAGTTATTATTTAAGTCAGGGTAATCTAGAAACGGATCAGTTTCTTTGCATACAAATTCTTTTGCTGTTCTTTTCATCAACATTAATGTGTGAGAATTAAATAGTAATCTAGAAGATGCTAAGAATTGGTTACCGTATTCTTGATTAAATAATTCTTCTGAACCAAGGTTGGCAACCTCTCGTTTTCGCCAACTTTCATCACGACCCGGAACTTGCCACCAATCCACACGAATTGGGAAATAGTTATTTCGCTGTTCTACCGCCCCCTGGTAAATCTCGTAGAATAAGTTCATGCCATTTGGAGTAGAACATATAATGATTCGTGAGATTTGAGACGATGATAGCGTAGGATAAATTGATCGATAGAACGGTAATAAGAAGTTTGAATGAATATGAGCAAACTCATCAGCAAATAGCAAGTGAATGGTAAATCCGATAGCTGCTGTTTTGGTAGTTGCTTGAGAGAATAGACGGCAACCATTATCAAAACGCATACCTGTAACACCACCGGCTGTAATACCGGGTTTCATATAGAACGGTAAGTTATTTAAAACTGTTTTAATCTTATCAACAATTTCAGACGTTGTTGCTAACTTATTTGCAACAACCATGATATTTCTATCAGAGTGAAAACATAGATACCAAGCAATAAAGATTGACGATGTAACGGTTTTACCAATCTGACGAGAAGCAAGCATTACTACGAATCGATTATCTTGAAATGCGGAAAGCATATCTTCTTGGTATGGGCGTAAAGTAATTTTACGTATACCCTCATCCGTCATAGAGAAACAATACTTATTACCAAAGTATGTAACGTCAGCTGCGCATTTCGCTAGTTCTTCAAGCTCATCTCTTGTATACTCAAATACAAGGTTTGGTGCCTTTGTATTAATCTTGCCTTCAAAGAACGGTGAATAATCAGCAGGTAGACCACGTTCTATTCGGTCTATCTGTTCATCAATCTTTTTAGTATTCCATATCTTACCTCTACTAGACATCTTCCCCTAAATTTTCTGCGGATATAGTATCATTAGGATTTGAAGTAGCTCGTTTCTCCGGTATAGCATCTCTTAACATTTCTATCATTTGTTTTGTGCCGCGTACTTGATGAGCCGCTTTTGGGCTCTCATCATATTCAGCGTTAATAGATATAGGCTCATCAGCTTTCTTAATTCGATAATCTTCTTTCAGACTCTTATAGTTATTTTCCATAATAACCATAAATTGTGCAAGGTGTTTTACAATCTCCATCTTAGAACGCTGAAGTGAAGCAAGAACCTCAAAGGTTCTTGGATGTAAATTACCGTTGTCAATCTCTTCAAGAAGTTTAATGATAGCATGTTCCGCTGTTTTCATTTGGAACAATAGATTAGAAACTGTGATTTTATCAACCACACTTTTTTGTTTAACATACGGAATCTCTTCTATGATTCCCATGCTTAAATAAAATTCCGATATCGAATCAACTATGTTATCCGCTTTTGTATCAGCATAGGTTTTCACCTTTTCATAGTCCATAAAATTACCTTCTCGAGCGGGTAAAACGTCTCGGGCGCTATCTATGTTTAACTGAAGATCCTCGATTCCATCTTGTAACATTTTTTCAAGTTCATCACGTAGTCTAATCTCTTCTTTTTTTTCTTCTGGTATTTTTCTAGCCATAATTATTTTGTTTTAGATAGTTCAATTCACTCTTCTTCATAAATCCAAAAACGTTTGCACTTATTTAGTTTTTCCAATAAACGGTAAGCGAAGGCGTTGGATTGCGTTATCAATAATAATTCCAAATTGTGCATCTTGTACAATTGTTTCATTCAGCATAATAGACTGTTTTGTTAATTCTGTTTCTATTTTATCGTATAAACGAATGTTGGTCATTGCTAAATTTCC